AGATTAGCGTTCTAGATGGCACAGCGCCGCGCGCCGCCGGCAATCGCTACCCACTATATATAGTGCCTGCCGCCGCTCAGCCCGTCAGATGCGAATCACCCCCGGCGGCAATCTGACGCCCTGCTTAATTGCTAATAATCAGTTCTTTAACTGCTTTAGCTGCGCCATCATTGATGGTGTAAATATTATCCACCTCCTCAATATCAAAACCGGCAAAGGTCTCATAAACCTCAGGGACAGCATTAAGGGATAAAATAAATCGCCCCTTAATATTGGCCAGAATATCAGCCATCTCGGCAAAATCGGCGCGGGCAAAAACACCTTTGCCGTAATCACTCTCATTGCCCCAATAAGGCGGATCTAAGTAAAACAGCGTTTGCGCGCCGTCATAGCGGCGGATAAAATCCTGCCATGGCAGCCGCTCTATCACCACGCCGGCCAGACGTTCATTCAGCTCGTCCAGCATCGGCTCCAGCCGGGTGATATTAAAACGCGCGCCCCGCCCTTTGTCCATAGCGAAATTGCGGCCTTTGACCTTGCCGCCAAAAGCGGTGCGCTGAAGATAAAGGAAGCGTGCGGCGCGCTCAAGATCGGTCAAAGTGGACGGATCCTGCCGCATCAGCCGCTCAAACTCTGTGCGGCTGGAAATCCGAAAGCGTAAAAAATCAATAAAATAGGGATAGTGGCGCTGTAAAATGCGAAAAAGCGTAACCACGCCATCGCTGATGTCGTTAACAATTTCGGCGGGCGGGCGCTTGGATCGCCGCAGGAATACCCCGCCTGCGCCTAAGAAAGGCTCGGCATAGGTTTTGTGCGGCACAGCTTCAATGCGGGATATTAAGTGCTTTGCCAGCCGCGATTTGCCGCCAATATAAGGGACAACAGGGCTGCAGGGCGAAACAGGCATTGTATCAATGTTTACCATATATTAAATTACTCAGCTTAATTTGCGCCCGTCATCAGGCTGGACTTGATGATTAACGGCCGCGATGTTAAGTGATGCGCATCGGGCGGGGCTTTGCTTGCTGGCTGTGCCCCCGCTGGCGGGCGGCAAACCCGCCCGGCCGGGAGTTTATTATTTCGGCTTCTGCTCTCCCTTGCTTTGCTCCGTTCCGAATCCTTACAGGCGATAATAACCGGGAGCGAGCGGCCAAGGCTGACCGCTTACGCCTAAAGCCGGCCATTGCTGATATTTCGGCCACATATCAGGCATTAGTGTCCCCGCCCAATTTAGCTGCTTTGCGCCACTCGGCATCCAGCCAGTCGTTCTCCCAGCCCATGGCTTTGGCCAAGTCGGCAATAAACTGGCTGTCGCGCTCAAAATAAGTGGCATATTGCCACTTTATGCGCGCCTCTTCTTTTAGCGGACTATTCAACCCGTCAATGATTTCTTCAATATCGGCATCCGTTTCGCCACGGCCCTGCATCCAAAGCCGGATCTGCACCGCGCTTAATGGCAGGAACGGCTCTGCCGCTGGCGGCGGATCCTGCAAAACAGGCTTGCCGTCTTTATCGGCGGCAATAATCTTGCCTTTTGCCTGGCCATCCAGTAGCTGCCGATAAGTGTCCGCGCTGATCTCGGCGGCATCAGCAGGCATATCCCCTGGCGCAAATAAATCAGAATGATAAAAGCCCAAGTTTTTGGCAGAAAAATAAATATAACTCATCTTACCATCCTATCACAATGTAATATTGGTCAATTGTATTATTATTGGCATAAATATGGCCATCATTGCTTAAAATGTGCCATGGATAGTAAACCCTAATCGCACTATTGCCATCTTGATAAAATCCACAGGGGAAACAGCCGGCGCCGACATCAGACCCCACTACGCATAAAATAGCATGCGGCATTGTAATTGGCAGTGCAACGCGCTGATCTCCGCCACCAATCCGGCGAGATAGCCCCCAGCAAATTATCAGACCATTGGCCATTTTGGCCCAGCCGGAGTTGAGCGAGCCGAGGTCGGTTTTTTTGGTATAAGGCGATAAATCCGGAGATTTAAACTCTTGATATGCCCCGCTGCTGCGGATAAACAGCCTGCCATCGGGCAGGCCAATGCCGTGGCCGTCACGCGGCTTGCCATAAAGCCAGCCGCCTTTGCCATCAGCAAAAGCCAGCTGGCCGCTCTTGCCGGCCCAGTCGCCGCCGGCATTGGCCGGGATCAGCCAGACATCGCCACTATCAGCATTTGCCGGCGGCACGGCAGTCTCCATGCTGATCACCGGCAGCCAAGGCAGGCTGCTTAATTGCGAGGGCGGGATTGACCGCTTATTGACATAGTCGCGGGTGGCGTAAAGGATAGAGGGGTCTATAACCGCCACAATCTGCGCGTTTTCGCCTATAATCAGCTGAAATTCATAGGCAATATCTTCATTCTGCCCCTCCGCCACAGTGGCCTTATAACTGGGGGCCGGCTTTACCACCGCAATCATATCGCCGTCAGCGTCAAACAGGCCAAACTCCCGCATCCACCAGCCGCCAACATCACGCGGAATCACTGCTCCCACCAGCACTGCCGCCGGATTTTTTGGGTCAACCTGCACCGCCTCTATTTGGCTGCGCCAGACCTCATGCACCAGCTGCTTTTGCCCCGGCACCGGGTCAATAGTTTTGCCATTGCCATCCCCAATAGCAAAATGGGTGATTTTAAGCTGCTGCTTATTAGCCGCCGCTTGGGCGATTTTAAACCGGCCAATATCGGTAATGAGAGAAAAATACTGCTGCTGATCAGCCATTTACCTGCCCTTTGCACTAATAAAAATCTGCTTAAAATTCGTGTGGAACACCCCGGCAAACACCGCCGCGCCGCCGCTCATATCGCCCAGCCGCAGGGCGTTAATCCGCACTTGGCGGCTGCTCTGCGCCAGCGCGCCGCAATAGACAGCGCCTTTATTGGTCAGTCCCTGCCACAGCTCAATTTCTTGGCTCTTGCGCTTGTAATTGCTGATTGCCCGCCGCACCAGCGCCGCCACGCGCGGGCTTAGCGGCGTATCCCCGGCATCAAAAACTGAGCCGCTCGGAAAAGCCGTCACTTTATGCGTCCCCGGCCGCCCTTTAGGCTGCATATCAAACCACTGCACCCAGCGCACAGACACCCCCAGCAGCGCCAGCACGGCGCGCACCCCGGCCACAGTGCCTTTGCCCAAATGCAATTCCAGCGAGCGCTTAAGCAGGCCGCGGACGACATCCTCGCGCATACCCGGCTCAACCAGGTCTTCCAGCGAAAGTTCGCGCACCAGCGCCGGCAGACTGGCCGCCGGCACGCGGTTAATAAATTCCGCCATAACCAGCCGAAAATCCGGCTCATCCAGCTGCCGCGCCGCCGCCGCAGTGATTGCCCGCATCAGCCCATCTGCCATCGGCGCGGGCAGTGTGCGCGGGTCAAGCCGTTTCTTGAGGTCAGCCATTGGCGGCCTCCATCTTAATGGCAATATCAGCTTTGGCCGCATATTGCTGCGGCTTAAGCCGCCGATAGACAAGCCCTTCAACCGCCGCATCGGCCACCCCGCCAATATGCTTGACCGCTTCAATCAAATCACTTGGCGCAATCAGCGCGCCCAGGCGCTGCCGCCATCCGGCGGCAATGCGGTCAATATTGGCCCGCGCCTGCCGCTCCACCTCATCCAGCCCGCCATAAGCGCGAATCGTCAGCGCTCCCGACAGGCTGACGCCATCGCAATCACGCAGGGTTACCTCATCACCCATTGGCCGCCCATGCTCCGGGTCAAGCGCCTCGGCCACCTGATTCTGCAATGCTTTGCCGGCATTGCCCTCGGCCGTCAGCACATAAATATCAATATAGCAGGGCTGCGGCCGCACCACCGCGCAATCCACAATGGCGGATGAGACGGCAAAAACGCGCTCTTTATAGCCCGCTGCCGGCCCGGCCTGGCTCACCCGCTCCAGGGCATTAGCCAGCCGCAGCCGGTAAGCGTCATCACTCTCGGCATCAGCGCCGCCGGCGCTGGCAGTGATATTGCTCACCGCCACCCCGGCAATGGGCGAGAACATCTCTGTTATGCTGCCGGCAGGCCAGCCATTAGCCGCTGCGCCGGGCGCATCCGCAATCGCGTCAACTTCGGCCGGGCCGCTGCCGGGCGTCAATACTGCCGGCTTCAGCGTCTTAAATTGCACATCCCCGCCGGCGCTTTTGACGGCAAATGCCGGCGGAATATTCAGCGGCCGCAAAATCGGCGCGGTCGGGGTAAAGCGCAGCCGCGTCAAAGCCCGGGCTTCCGGCAAACGCGGGGTGGAGCGGTTAGCCCCCAGCGCATCCAGTCCCCCGCCGCCGGAAAAGGCGACTAAATACTGCTCCGCCTGCGCCTGCGCTTCTTCCATGGCGAGCGAAAATCCATAAGCCCAAGTCTCAATCAGATACATTTCAACCTGGCCGTCATAAAGCCGGCGGCCGGTCGCCTGCTCAAAATAGGCGATCATCCGCGCTTTAATCACCGCCGGGTCGCGCTCATAAATATTGGGCCGCGGCAGATTGCGCAGCGTGTCCAGACTGTAAGCGCCGAGCTCATCCTTGCGCATAATCGCCGCCCCCTAAATCCAGATCCATCTCATAAAGGCGGAATTGTGATTCAACCTCCGCGCGAACCCGCCACGGCACTTTTATTCGCCACTCGCTGACGCTAATGGCGGCAACAGATACCTCACCAACCTCAATGCGCCGCACCCACAAAGTCAGCGCATCATGGATCCGCTGCGCCGCCAAAGGCGCGGCCAGATTGCCCGGCATATCAATCAGCGGCAGCAGATCACAGCCCTTCAGCGGATTGGTCGGCACACAGCCAATCGGGGTGAGGATAATCGTGCGGATCTCCTGCTCAATATCCTCATATGCCACCACAATATTGGCCGGCATCGGCATTGGCGGGTAAAGCCGCGCCTGCGCCTGTATCTGCCAGTGGATTGCTTTGATTGAGTGCCTGTTCATGCCGGCAGTCTGCCACAAGCGCCGGGCACAAAAAAACGGGCCTAAGGCCCGTTAATTACGCTTTAGCCGCCGGTTAGCTGCGGCTTTTATTCTTCGGCTTTTTCCGCCAGCGCGGCAGCCATGCGCTCATTCACAAAGCGCATCAGCTGCCACAAATGCGCCGCCTTCACTCCGCTTAAATCCGCTTCATAATCATTGGCCGTGGGGTAATCCACCATCATCACCAAATCGCTGATCCCCTGATAAGCCTCAAAGCAGCACCGCACTTCATCCAGAACCGCATTATTATCCATATCAGCCATCAGATCAACTCCCCTTGCGCAATAAGCTCTTTGCCGGTTTTAGCCGGCATTCCTTTCGGCGCGGCTTTGATCAAGCCCAGCGCCAGCGCCTCTTCCACCGCTTTGGCCAGACGGGCGGGCCGCGGCTCAACTGCCTTCAGCTCTTCCCAGTCCAGCCCGGCTTTTTCTGCATAGACAAGCCGCGCCAAACTCGGCCGCCTGGCAATGACAGATGCGGAAAGGCTTTTCAGCAGCATATCCTGCTGGCGTTTATTCAGCCCGCCCGCCATGGTCAAGGCCTGCGCCAGCCGCGCATTGCCGCCCGTCAGGTCAGCCGCCCCGGCCTTCAGCTTTTTCTCCGCCTCAATGAAATAGCGGCGCGCCTGCCGCCCGCGCTCATTGCGCTCTACCATGGCCAGCTCTTTCGCCATATCCAGCGAAAGGGCGTAATCGGTCGTTTCGCGTTTGAATATGCCAAAGGCCTTTTTGGCCGAAAACTCCCAGAAATCCCGATTACACAAAAATGTGTAATCGGCAATTCGGCGGGAAATCCACTGTGCAAAAGGCGTTTCCACGCCTAAAAATTGGTGCAACTCACGCGCATCCACCGTCAGCGCGGGCGCGCCTTCAATCTGCTTTTGGGTAATGGGGATAAAGACATTATCAGCCATTTCGGCCTCCTTGGTTCCGTTCTAAGGAGGCGCGCAAAAAAGCGCGCCGGGTGGTTAGAACACAGCCCAAGAACTGCCTTTTCGCTTTCCCGCAAGCGGTATTATATGGCGAAAAGCCACCCGGCGCAGGCAGGGCGCAAGCCCCGCCTATGGCGGAATAGATAATAAGGGGAATCACTTTTCGGGGTGATGCCCGTCTTGGGATTCAGTGTGTTCTAAGCACCTTGCGCCCTTTATGGCATGATTCGAGCTTTTAAGCAAGAACTAAAAATATGCCCCAAAACCCCGCATTTCTCGCTGTGGACACAAAAATCCCAAAATCCCGATTGCTCAAAATCGCATGGTGCGATATATAGTCACCAGTTTTTTTAGGAAAAATTAAGCATGGCAAAAACATCAAACACTTCAGAGCAGTTTATTCTGCGCCTGCCTGATGGTATGCGTGACCGCATAAAAAAAGAGGCGGATAAAAACGGGCGCTCAATGAACGCCGAATTTGTCGCCCGCTTGGAATTAAGCTTTAATAAAAAGCCGGAAAAATTCTTTGGCGCTAATGCTCTCTCTATTGCTGACAGGCTAGAACCGGCGCCGGCAGAACTCAGCAGCACATGGCCGGGCCGGGCAGAATTGCTTGAAATACTAGAAAAATTAGAAGAGCTGAAAAAAGGCCAGACTGCGCTGAAGAAAGCTATAATCGGGGAAGCCGCCATTAAATGGCGCGGCGAAAAATAAGCCTCACTGCGGCGGCCGGGTTGCGCCGCCGCCGGGTTCTACCCCGCCATGCTTATGGCTGTCGCCGATATTTTTGCCGTTGTGGCTGACCTTGCCGCCTTTTATCTCCACCCCGCCGGCGCTGATTTTAAGGCTCACCCCGCTTACGCAGAGGCTGATTGAATCAGGCGCAATCACGGCTTTCGCGCTGCCAATCTCTATGCTCAGCGGCGCTGTCTGCTTCACCGTGCGCTCGCCTGTTTTTTTATTATACCGGGTCTGCCGCCCGCCGGCCAATTCCTCCACAATCTCATCAGCGCCGGCCTGCGGCGGTGTGTCTTTGTCATTATATATAGCGCCAAATATCACCCCGGCCTCACCGCGATCATCAGTCAGGCAGCATACCTGGCTGCCAATCTCCGGCATGGCAAAGCTTTTGCTCGCCCCGGCAAAGCCGCTATTCACATCCAGCCACCAGCTCGCCATGCCGTCCGCATCGGGGAATTCTACCCGCGCGCGGCCGGTTTTAGCATCTACTTGCCTGACTATGCCATTGCGGTAAAGCGGCTTCATTTGCTTATCTCCCCCTTGGCGTTAATCACGCCCAAATCTTCCGCCCCGGCATCTTTGGCTGTCCGGCCGCTTTTCACCGTCCTGGCCTGTTTCCCGTCAGATATATTCTTATCTGACGCTTTCTCAATCGTAATTTTGGTTTCATAACCGCTGCGTTCAATATGGTGTTCGCTTGTGGTTATCAGCCAGCTTCCGTTAAACACGCCAAAATCCGCCAGCTCCACCACCGCCCCGGCGCAAAGCTGCGGACTGCCGACTAATTCCAGCTCGCCGCTCCATTTTTGCGCGTTTTTACTGTCCAGCCGGCTTGTCGCCACCCGCTTGGCCTGGCCTTCATTTTCCACCCGCACATCCACTTTCATTATATCGCCGCTGGCGGTCATAATGCCAAGGTCATCGGCGCTGCCGGCCTTTGCCCCCACCAGCGCCTTGCGCTGCGGGTGCTGATAGCTCACTTCCGCTTTTTGCGCCGCCATATGGTCTGCCTTGCGCAGGCTGTAGCTTTTCAGCATCTGGCCTGCCTGCGCAATGCGGCTTATCACCATTATCGGCGGCCGGGCGCGCAGCCCATTGCGCGAGGTGAATACCAGCTTTTTGCCCTTCACCGTAAAATAATGGCCGTAATCATCAGCCAAACGCTTCAAAAACTCCAGGTCGCGCTCGCCATTTTGCGTTATGCGGTCAAAAGATATATCCTCAATCGCCCCTTCCTGTTCCAGTCCGTGTTTAGCGGCAATTTTGCCGACAATTTCAGCCAGTGAGGTCTTCTCATAAGCAACTGTATTGGGCGTGCGCAGCGCTTTGGTCTTTGGCGCAGCCAGGCCTTTAATCTCCACTTTGTCGCCGCCGGCATCGCCGCTGACACTCCATTCATCAACGCTAAATTCCCCGGCATAAACCTGATTGCCGGCATAGCCATAATAAAGCTGGAACACATCGCCATCGGCCGGCGCCCAGGCCTCCAGCCAGCGGCCATCGCTGTTTTGCAGGTTCAAGCTCGCTTCATCTGCCTCGCCATGCCGCTTATCAATATAGCTGACACCCAGCACTTGCGGAGCAAAATCAGCGGTAATATCTTTGCCCTGATAGATAATGCGGAAATTTGGCCGCAGCACTCCGCCGCCCAAAATCCCGCTCATCGCCCCGGCTGCCGCGTCAATAATGCCCATATCTCACCTATCTCTTCCAGGGCGGCAGGCCGATTTGTGTGTCGGCCTGCGGCGCTTCCAGCAGCGGCACTTGCAGCTCCAGTCCCGGCGGCAATATTGCCGGGACTGACAAATCCGGCCATAAATGCCGGTTGGCGGCAATAAGCGCCGATTGCCGGCTGACATCGCGATAATATTGCAGTGCCAGCCCATCCCAGCGCTCGCCCGCTATTGTCCTGTGCAATATATATTCAGCCATTGCCGCCTCATTTCAGGGCTTTTGGCAGGCTGGCCGCCGCTTTGAGGCCCGCGCCCATGCCCTGCATCAAATTATCCAGCGGGCTGGCCCGCGGCACTTCAATCAGCGTCATCCGCGCTTCAATCCGCACCACCACCCCGCTTTTGGTCGTTTTTTGCGTTTCTTTTTCCAGCGTCTCCACCACATAGCGCAGGCCGGCAAACCCTGTTTGCGCAATAAACGGCATTGGCACTTTGTTTGTGTAAGCGCTCCACAGCCGCGCCCATTGAGTGGCGGGGCTGCAGAACACCTCGTCAAAGAAAAAGCCAAGCTCGCGCTCATCCAGCTCGCGGCCAATTTCCTGCAGCACCGGCTTGCCGCTGATCACATCATGCCGCGCCCAGCTGTTGCGGAAGCGCTCGCGATCGCTCTTTGGCCCGGTGAGGTAATCCCGGCCGCCAAATACACCCAGAGTGATAGATCCCAGCATGGCCGTAATCATGGCGCTATCCCTTAATAAGCCAGCCGCTGTTTTTTGCGGCGCATCTTTGAGGCCGCAAAACCGGCTGGGTTTTGCGCAAAGCTGAAAAACACTAATAGGCCAATCGCTGCTTGCGGCGCGTCTTTGAGGCCGCAAAACCGGCCAGGTTTTGCGTAAAGCCGAAAAACACTAATAGGCCAATCGCTGCTTGCGGCGCGTCTTTGAGGTCGCAAAACCGGCTGGGTTTTGCGCAAAGCCGAAAAACACTAATAGGCCAATCGCTGCTTGCGGCGATTGGCCTCTTCCATCAGCCGCGGCAGCTCGCGCTTAAACTGCGCATATATATCTTCCATCGCTTTTTTGACGGCTGAAGGCTCGGCCCCCTGAATCGATATATTGGGGGCGAAATTCAGGCTGATATTATCCGCCTTAGCCTCTGCTGTTTTGGCCGGGGCGCGCGGCTCCGGCGTGGCAGCGAGGGGCGCCGGCATTTGCCCGGCCCGGGCGGCATTTGCCGCTTGCACCGCCGCAGCGGCATTAGCGCCGGCCTGTGCCGCATTTCCGCCGCCAAACCACCCCTTTATGCTGTTCCACGCATTGCTGATTTTGTTAAATATGCCGCCGACATAGTCCCAAATATCCCTGAATACGCCAATAATGCCATCTTTCAGCGCGTCAAATATCGCTTTTATGCCGTCCCAGCTGAACAGGGCTTTTAAATCCTCCCACGCTTTGGCCGCCAGCTTTTGCACCTCTGCCCATAAGCCGCCATAAAAATTGATAAATCCGTCTTTTATCGCGGTGAATTTTGCCGCTATCCCCTCCCAGCTGAACAAATCCGCCAGCCAATCCCATGCCTCGCCGGCGGCGGCTTTTATCCCTTCCCACAGCGCCCGGAAATACGGCCCTATTTTATCCCAGTTTTTGTAAATCAGCATAGGCAGGCCGATCATCGGCGCAAAAGCGGTCAATATTATCCCGCCAATATTGCCGGCGGTGAACAAGCTTTTAAACCAGTCCCAAAAGCCGGTGAATATGCTTTTGACTTTATCCCACAGAGCCCAGAAATACGGGCCGATTTTATCCCAGTTTTTATAGATGAGGTAAGCGGCAGCCGCCACAGCGGCAATGCCGGCAATCACCCAGCCAATCGGCGTGGTCATGATCGCAATGCCTAACTGGATAAAACCAAGAGAAGCCATGCGCAGGCCAATCAATAACACCTTAAAGGCGCCCATTAGCGGCGCGCCCAGGCTGATTAAGCCGCCAATGCCGCTGACAATCATGCCAACCCCGCTCACAATTTGGGCGATAAATGGGATAAACGGAATCACCATCAGCCCCGCCAGCAGCCTGTCCCAGCCGCCTATTGCCCCGGCCACTTTATCTAAAACACCATAAAGCTTGCCCCCGGCATTATATAAATGCGTCACCACCATTACGCCAACCGAAAATCCGTTCTCCAGCGCATCCGTTACCTTTTTAATCTTGTCATTAAGCGTTTTATCTTTCACCCACCCCTCTATTTTGCTCATATATTTATCCATTAACGCATTTATTTGTTTCATTTTATCTGTCAAAAACTGATACAGCCCGCCGCTCATAATCCGCAGGCGGATCCGGTCAAACATATCGCCAAACCGCGCTGTCATGCCTTTCCAGGATAGCGCAGCTTTGGCCGCCGCGCCGCCATTGGCCCGGCGCATGGCCTCGGCCATGGCGGCCGCCTGCGCGCCAGTATCGCGGCTGCCGGCGCGGATCCGCTTTAAATGCCCCTGACTGTCTTTAAACATATAGGCAATATATCTGCCCTGATTCTGCGCCTGTATCCCCAGCTCGCCCAGCGCCGCATAATCGCCGGCAAAGGCGGACTGCATCGCCGCTGTCACATCCGCCACGCTTTTGCCGCTTGCTGTCGCCGCATCCGCCACAGCGGCCAATGCGCCGCGCGTGGGGTCTATCCCCGCTGTCCGCAGCGCCACAAAGCCCTGTGCCAAATCCATCACCCCATGCGGCGGCATTTGCGTCTTAATCACCCATTCCATGGATTTTTTGGCCTCACCGCTTGAGTGCGTGACCTTGGCCAGCTGCGTCTGCAATTCGCTGTATTGCCGCGCCGGCTTGATAAACAGCGCCGCCGCGCCGGCTTGCCCGCCCGCGCCAATCGCCGCCATGCGCAGCGCCCGGCTATAGGCGCCGCTTCCGGCTGTCTTCATTTTGCCCCAGCCGCCGCGTATGGCCGTCAATCCGCTTTTATTGATCTTATCCAGCGTTTTGCGATATAAATTCGCCGCTTTATTGACGGATAAAAAGGCTCTTGTCTGCGCCATCAAGCCGCGGCTGCCGGCATTGGCGGCATTTGCTGCGGCTTTATTGGCCGCCGCCGCTTTAGCCTGCGCCTTTGCCGCTTTTTCGGCGGCGCGGGCCGCCTTTGTCTGCGTCTGCGCCATATCGGCCGTGGCCTGCAAATTGCCGGCCGCTGCTGCAGCGGCGGCTTTATTGGCTGCCGCCGCCGCATTGGCCGCTTTTTGGCTGCCGGCGCCGGCGGCCTGCTGCACTTTGGTGACCGTGGTGATAATCTTGCTGGCGCGGTCAACCGCCTCTAATATCAGGGCAAATTTCATATTCATTGGCTCGCCGCCTTATTTTCTGCTTCCAGAGCCTCTGCGGCCAGATTCAGCCAAAAGCAAAATTCCTGATTGCTCATCGCCATCAGGTCGCCATAGCCCCAGCCGCGCCGCACCATAAACTCCACATCCGCCGGCGCCGGCAGTCTTAATCTTCCTTTGGCGCAGCCCCCTCCGCCGCATTATCAGCATCAGAATCAGCGCCGGCCTCCTGATCGCCAAACAGCGCGCCTGCCAGCTGCAGGCCGTCTTTGCCGCCAATATTATCTTCAATCCAGTCCATGCTCTGCCGCCGGCCGTTAAACCGGCACACCCGCTGCATTAAATAGAGCTGGAATTTTTCCGCATTTTTGCCGGCGGCGCGCTGCGCAGCCACAGTGTCGGAAATCGCCCAGTCATCCGGCACACTTACTTTAATGCCGCTGCGCTCTAAGGTAATTTCGCGGGCGGGATATTCTTTTGCCATTTTGGCCTCTCAAATTTTAAGGAATAAAGGCATGGCGAAAAAAGCAGCCGCCATGCCGCAGCGGGTGGCTCGTCCCGCGGCACACCCAATCTCCCACGCGCGCAAACATAAAAAAACGGGCCTCAGGCCCGTTAAATGCGCTTATCAGCTGTTTGTGCTCTTATCAATTCGGCCAGACATCCTTGCCGTTAATCCGGTAAATGCCGTTGAAAATGTCATATTCCAGCAGCGGCGCCGATTGAGTGGAAAGCTTTTCGGTGATCGCTGTAATGGAAAGCTCAAATCCCTGCTCAGCATTTTCGCCCAGCTTGTGGCTGCGTCCTGTCTTTTTGCTTGGCAGCACCGTGACTGCGGTCACCAATTTGCCGCTTGCCCCCGCCAGCCCCTGCGCGTCAAATTTGTCCAAATATGAGTGTAAAAAGAATCGGCAGGCTTTGGTCGGGTTTTCCAGTGCCGCCACCAGATCCGGCTCATAATATTCCAGCGTCAGCGTGGCGGTTAAGGCTTCCATCGCCCGGCTCGGCAGACTGATTTTGCCGATCATGCCCAGGCTGGCATGTTCAACCATTGTATTGGCAATATCGCCAATATTAAATTCTTTAACGCGGCCAACCAGCCGCTGGTCATCCAGATAAATATCGGCATTGGTGATCTGCCCTAATGAGATTGGTGTTGCCATTTGTCAGCTCTCCTCTATTCGTCCAGGCTCAGCGCCGTCTTGGCAAAGCTGGCATCCAGCATACTATCCACCGTCATCCGCTCCATAATGCCAACCGGCTGCATTGCCAAATGATAATAAAAATGGCCATCCATCACATCGCGGCCGGTTGTCTTTTGCCGGTCAAAATTAAAGCGGCCGCCATAAATCACATTATCGCCCTGCTGCTTGCGCAAATAAGCGTTAATATCCTCCTCCACCAAATCCAGCATATTGGGGCTGGCAATATTATCAATCCGCGTCAGCAGATAATACAATGCTGATTCCTCGACCATATCAAACACCCGCCGGCAGTTAATAAAGCACATTTGGTCGGTCGAAGCCGGATAGGCGGCCGACCTGTTGCCCCAAAAACGAAACCCGCTGCCAAAGCTTTGCATAAAGGTGATAATGCCGGCGGCATTAAGCGCATTTGTGTCGCTGTCATATTCGCCGGGGATAAACATCACCGGCTGCTCCGTGCCGATTACATCATTCAGCGGCTTATTGCTCGGCGAGTGCTGATAGCCCATAGCCAAATCCATGGCGCAAATCTCGCCGGCTAAATGGGCGCTGCCATCCTCCGCCACTATTTTATTCTGATCGGCGTCATAAATCATCGGCGCCGGCCAGATCAGCGCCAGCCGATTTGACGCGGTATTATAGCCGCCGCCATTGCCGCGCGCCTGGATTGCCGCATTGATCGCGGTGATCCCCTCCATTTGCACCGCCGCAATGGCTTTGGTCTTGCCGGCCAGCCGCACCAGCGCCTGGCGCACCCCGGCATTGCCGCCCCAGCCCGGCGCAATCAGGATTTTTGGGTTAAAGCCAAATTCTGTATAGCAGCCGGCAGCCAGCTCCAGCCCCGTATATTGGCCGCTTACCGCATCATAGCCGCCAATAATATCGGCGGGCTTGACATCAGCGGGCCGGCTCATTTTATTCGGGTCAAACACATTGACCACAATCACTGTCCCGCCGGAAACGCCGTTAATGCTCTTATTAAAAATCGCCTCCAGCGCCGCCGGGATTGTATAGCCATCCGTGCGGTCAACTTTGCCAAATTGCGCTGCATCGCGCTTATTGCGCACGGCAATTCGCTTATTGACCAGCTCACTTGCTTTATCTTTGCCAATTGGCGCTGTGCCGATCAAAAATACAACGGCCGACCGCACATCGCGGACAATGCCGGCATTGCTGCCGCGCTCAATAATCTCCGGCCCATGCAAATATTCAGCCATTATCTTTGTCCTTATCTTTATTTGTCTTATCCGCGCCGGCCGATTTTTCGGCCTGTTTTCCCGCCGGCACAGCCGCCAGCCGCCCGGCCGCAATCAGCGCCTGCACCTGCAAATCCTGCTCCGGCAAGCCATCATAAACCTCGCCCGGCTGCATCCAGCCGGCAAATACAGCCGCACTGCCGCCGTCCTTAAACTCCAGCCAGCAGGGCCGGCCCAAATATTTATAAGCCATGGCGGGCAATCCTTTCATCCATATAAGCAGGCGCCGGGCAGGAATTGGTGAACTCCATGATGTAGCGCCAGCCGCCTTCAATCTGCGCATCCAGCCGGTCAGCATTGATTCGCATCGGTGTCGCGCCGGCAAAGCTCTGCCCCTGCAATGCCAGGCGGATCTCCTCCAGCAGGGCTGACGCGCTGATTATGCCGGCCTCACTTCCTTTCAGGCTGCGCACCAGCGCATATATTGTCCAGCTCAGCATCCGCGCCGGGGCATAAATGCGGGCGGGGCCGGTGTCATCGCCGCTATATTGGCTGCCCGCATATTGCACAAACACCGCCGCTTCCAGCCCTTGGAAATCAAAATTATTGGCCGCATCATCAAATGCGGCGATCGGGGTGACCCGGCCGGGCAGCCGCTCTGTCAGCCGGGCGACAATCGCCGCCCGCAGCCGCTCTATTTGGTTATCTGCCCCGCGCGCCTGCGCCCGCTCAATATTTTCTGCTAACGGGCTGACGGCAGCCGGTTCCGGCTGCTTTACTGCAGCGGCCGGCGCCTCATGCGGGTCAGCGTCCGGGCCGGCGGCCTGCTCTGTCTCGCTCATTTGTCCAAATACCCTTTCAGCGCCGGCCGCATCCGGCTTGGCGGGTGGTATGCCCGCACCGCATTGGCATAAGTGCCGCCCTCCGGCTGCTGCCCATCTCCATCTGTATCCAGAGTGATCACCCCATTGCTGATATTTTGCAGGGCTTTCAGCGCGTCCTGATAGCGCGCTTTGACCACCTCAGCCATGCTGTCTGATTGCCCGCCTAAGCCCCGCAGGCGATAGCGGGCAATATCATAAGCAATCCCTTTCAGCAGCGCCGGCACTGGTTTGATCCCGCGCGGATAGCGCACCAGCACATAGCCATCAATCAGCGCATCTACTGCCTGGATTTCCATTTCCGCTTTGGCGCGGTCAATCACTCGGCTGCCGCGCAGGCCGCTGCCTAATATTTGCCCGGCTTCATTCTCGCCCAGCCGCGCCAGCAGCCCATCCACCGTCAGATATTTTGTTTCTTCAGCCATTTCTGACGCTCCTGATTGCACCCGGGCGGCGGCCGTCCCGCAACCGCCGCCGCCTGGGGCCGCCCCTTATCTCGGTCTATCGGCATTGGCGTTATTGCCGCCGCCCGTCTGGCCGCCTGCTTTGTCATCGCTGCCTTTTGCCTGCGTCAGGGCTTTTTCCACCTGCGCATCAATCAGCTCCGGGTGGTCAGCAATATATTTTTTGACCGCGCTTTCAATATCAGCGCTGCCCGGCGCGGCAGCGGAATAAAGCTTTTTCGTCCCGCCGCCATCAGCGCTGCCGCCGCCATCGCCTTCTTTGCCGGCCGGCGACTGAAACAGCACCGCCGCTTCTGCTCCGGTAATATAAGGCCGCCGCTCATCCGTCACCCCATAAACCCAGCTTTTGCGGTCGGCGCGCCAATCAGCCGCCTCCACAATAGGATAGCCCGCCAGGCAATATGTATAGCCAAAGGCCGGCTTCATATAATTGCCGTCTGACGGCACATAAGCGAGGATAAGGTCATTGCCCCACACATCCTGCGCCGGGTCGCTGTCTTTCGCCTCTTCCGGCAGGGCAACTGCTTTGCCGACCACCGCTTTCTCGACATCAAAATATTTGGCCAGCAAATCAACCGTGATACTGTCAGAGCCGGTATATTTGAATTTATCCAGCACATTGGGGTGCAGGCTCAGCACATCATAAGCGCGCGGCGACATCACAATCAGATTTGGGTCGCGGCCAATTTTGCGCCGAACAATGGATTTTGCCGCCTTAATATCTGCCGCCGGATTGCTGTCCCCATTGCTCCAGCTCTGCTTGCCGGTCAATTTGATCACATGATCATCCGGGTAATTTTTGGCGTCTCGCACCAAATCGGCGGTAAAGCGCTCTTTACCCAGCGCAATAATATCCTGCACGGATTGAATCGAGATCCCGGCCAGATCCACTCCCGGCACCGCCGCCGCATCCTGCATCAGCTCAATCGGCACAACAGCATCCAGCGCGTCCTGCAGCAGGGCAATCGGATCTGCCCCATAGCCAACCTGGATTTTTTTGGTTTCCGCCCCCGGGGCGCGCCGTGTATCCACATATTGCCGAAATGCGCTCTTGCCGAATTTCAGCACTTTCATGCCGCGATTCGGCACATCAATGCGGGGCAAAAGCACTTCGCCAATAAAAGCGGCGTTTTTATAACCCCGCGCTGCCTCGGTTAAAATCGGGTCAATCACCCGGGCCTGCCGGCCGCTCATCTGCGCCATTTTATCATCCTTATATATAATGCGTGTCTGCCGCTTTTGCGGCTGTCAGATTCCCTGCAATCGCCTAATGGGGAAACAGCAAAATCGCCACCCGCTCGCCTGCCTGCGCATCGCGCAGCGCCGTGCCGCAGGCCGGGGCGGCGTCCACGCCGCTCACCAGCGCGCCATCAGCTCCGGCGCCAACTGTATCCCCGGCGGTGATCTTGCTGCCGGCGGCCAGGTCAATCTGGCCAATCACCGCAATGCGCAGCCCGGCGGCCAGATCCTGCGCCTCAGCATCATGGGTGGCCACGCCATGCACTTTATCGCCCGCCTGCGCCACTTTGCCCTTAAAATTGACCAGCTGCCCCGCTTTAACCGGCTCGGCGGGGATAATTGTGTAAGTCAGCGTCTCAATCGCGCCGCGGAAAAAACTTGTTTCATCTGCCATTTTATCGTCCTGTCCTGTTTCTGCATCTGCCAAATTCCGCCGCCGCTTTAGCCGCCCACCGCCTTCACCGCATCTGCCCAGGCAATCTCCGGATGTTCAGCCTGGTATTTTTTGGCTTGGCTGTAGAGATCGAGGTTATTCTCATCCACCGCATAGCCATCCGGCGCGTCAAAGCTCGGCTTGGCCGGCTTTTCCTCGGACGGCAGGCCCTCGCTGAAATTCACCCGGGCCGGCGCGCTGCGGATCGCCTTTTTCAGCGCCTCACGCGGATTGCCTTCACTCCCATCACTGAAGCTGACATTATTCCCGGCGGGAATCATTGCTTCCAGCGAACGCAGCACATCCGCCCTTTGCGCCGGCAGCAATTTACCCGCTTTAATCATCTCATCACAAAAGCTGACATCCGCCCGGCGCAGCTCCCGCCGCGCTGATTCCCGCAGCGCCGCCTCGCGCTTAGCCAGATCCGCCTCGCGCCTGCGCATGGCGGCAAAGCTGGCAGCGCCTGCCGCTTCGCGCTTTTTGCGCTCTTCTTCCGTCTCGCCGCTATTATCGCCTTCACCCGCATCTGCCGGCTTTTCTTCCGGCTTGGGGGCGGCCGCCGCCTCTGCTGCCGCCGCTTCGGCTTTGCTTTTTTCCAGCTCCGCTTCGGCATCCTTCATTTCATCCGAGGCAAACAGCGTATTGGCCGCCTCATCGCCCAGCACTTTGGCCACCACGCTTTTCAGCGCATCTGTGATACTCATTTTTTTCCCTTTCTCATCGCCGGCATCAGGCGCGGCAAATTCAAATGTTTTTGTCCCGCGCGCCCGGGCGGCAAAATGCACTGTTTTGAGGCCCGGCACACCCGGCGCTGCCCCGCCCAAAAAGCCAATATGGCGCAGATAATACTGCCCCGGCTTAGGATTGGCCGGGCTGTTAGGCTCAAACAGCGAGGCCGATATTTTTTTGTAATTTTTGGCTTTGACGGCGGCGGCAAATGAAGGAGAAAGGTCGCCAATATCGGCCAGCAGCCGCTCACCGGCGGCATCATAGCGCAGGCCTTTGACCCAGCCATAGGCCGGCGCATCATGATCCGGATGGCCCACAACCACCGGCGCATCACTGGCCGGGTCATACGCATCGGCGATTGCCTGCAAATCAGCCGGGCTGATCTGCACCCCAATCCCCTCCATGCTGGTAAATTTGCCCGGCCTGAAAATCTCAATCTGCATTTGCTGCCCTCAATCGCTCTGCCGCCAAGCATGGCAGGCCGCCGGGCATAAAAAAACGGGCCTAAGGCCCGTCTCACGCAAATTCTTCCGCTTCAGCGCATTCGTCCCGCGCGCTTTATTTTAAATCAAATTTCTGACGCATTCTGACGGGGGCAGCATTCGCGTTTTAAATTTTCAGGCTAAATTCCCTGTTCCGGGGGCGAATTCGCGCCTGCGCCGCTTTAGCGCATTTTTGCCTGTCAGGCAATATTTTCCGTCCCCTCCATATCCAGCCAGTCTTCCAGCGCATCTTTGGCCGCCGCCCAATCTTTCGGGCCAAAGCCAATATAAGGCCGGGCCGGTATATCTACCTTTTTGGCAAATATCGGCCCGCCCGGGGCGGCTATCCGCAGCGCTTTGGCGTCTTTCGGCACAATCCGGCCGCCAAACTGGTGAATCGCCGCATCCACAGTATTTGGCCCCAATTCCAGCACATTGCCTGTCACATTATAAGAGATAGAGCTTTTCAGCCGCCCCGTATTCCACAATATCGGCCCGGCTGCCCCGCGAATCTTTACCGTCAGCGGTGATAAAGGCTGCCACTTCCGGCCTTCCGGGTCGCGCCCGGTCTCAAACCGCTCATTAGTTGTCTCCAGCAGCGCCTCGCCAATATTCTTCAGCGCGCCGCTCACATCTCCGGCTTTGCGTGCCAGCTGCGTCATTATCTTATTCAGCCGCGCCTGCGCCAGCGGCGTCAGCCCCGCATTTATCTCCACCGCCACTTGCTTTTCTTTCTATATCTGCTATGAATAACGGCAAGGCTTGCTGTCCTGCGTAAACCGGGCTCCAAGGGCAAGCCATCAAAGCCGCTGTTTACGAGCGGCTTTATTTTTGCCGGCGATAAAGCAGCGCACCATGCCGCTGATTGTCAATATAGCACTCATCTTTCGCTTTATTCCCGGCCGCGGCAAACAGCGTGCTGCCGCTCCAGCCGGCAGCCCCGCATTTATCTCCACCGCCACTTGCTTTCACTCCACTCATTATATATATTAAAATATATATTAAACGATGCGACTGATATTCCGATGCCGCGCAAGACGGCTGCCCAAGGTGTTCAGCGCCAAAGCCGCCGCTTGCGGGCGGCTTTTATTTTGGCCGGCGATAAAGCAGTGCCCCATGGCGCTGACCTTCAATATAGGCCTCTTTAGTCGGGAATAGTGAGCTGCCTTGCCAGCCATCATTGCTCCAGCTAAATGCTGAGAACACGGCCTTAAGCGGGTCAAAGCGCACATAGCGCCGCTTTAATTGCATTTCCCCCGTATCGCGCCGCTTTTCCCAGTCCACCCATATCTCATCCGGATCGGTGATTGCTTCAAAAGCCCGCAGTAATTGAGTGGCGCGGTTATGTTTAAAAACTTTCCACTCGCCATTGCCCTGCTTAAACATAGAATCAGAGATGGCGATTGTCTGCCCCGCTTTATCCCGGATAAGCTTTGCCCCGTCTGGTCCGCGCCTTGCTCCCACAATATCTAATATTTTATCCACATAAAACTCTGCCGGCTTATCCTCCGGCAGCTCCGGCGCGCGGCTGGGCCGGGCAAATTCCCGCAGCGGCGGCAGGTTTTTGGCCGGCGGGCTGCCCGCATCCGGCGTATCGGCGCCGGCGGTTAACGGCTTTTGCAGCTCTGGCGGAATCACCCCATCCGTCCAGTCTTTGCCGGGAGCATGATTCCAGCCAAAGCCAATGCCCTGCGGCACACTCTCCACCGCGCCGGTCGCCGGGTCAGCCACTTTGCGCCGCGGCAAATTAGGGCTTGGGTCAGGCGCGCTGCGCCCCAGCCGCTCTAATTGCCGCCGGCTCAGCGGCACCACGCCGCAAGTGCAGCCCCAGCCATTTGGCGGATAAAGCTCATCCCAGGCCGGGTCATCGCAGCGCAAAATCATCCCGTCCAGCGCCAAATGGCTTGATCGCGGCGCTTTCGGCTTGCGAATAAAGCCATGCTTATATTGCCAGTAAGGCCGCAATTTCTGCATATCCGGGTCGGTCATCTGCCGATAGCGCCCGGCGGCATAGGCAGTGCGGATATTGGTCTCATATATTGTCCGTGCCCGCCAGGCGCGCCCGGCCGCCGAGCCATCGCCTTTAAAACCCGTCCAGCCATTTTTGCTGGCAATCTGGTCAAATTGCCTGGTGAATTCGTCCAGCCTGGTGCCTTTGGCGATTGCGTCATCAACCGCTTTGCGCAAATCATTCAGCAGCGCCTCTTTGGTTGCGCCGGCCACCACAAAAGTGCGGTCATGCGTCCGCCCCTCAATATCCCGCCAGGTCTTGGTCGGCAGATTCACTTTCTGACGGAAATAATCCAGCGCCTCGCCAAAAGGCCGGTTAAAATCAGCCATGGCCAAACTCCTCCAGCTCTTTTATCCGCTGCCGCAGCCGCGCCAGCTCCGCCCGCATATTTATCGCCCGGCCGGCCAGCCGCCGCCGCTCCCGCCGCTCGGGCGTCCGCAGGCAGGCGCGGCGCAAAGCGCGGTAATCCAGCTCTGTCTCCAGCGCCATATCACGCAAAGCGCACCATTTAGCAAAAGCAGCCAGCCCGCTCATTTCACCCCTCCGGCAATCTGCCTCGTGTCATCCTCCACCGCCTGGCGGCCCATCAGCTCCGCCACGGCCTGGGCATTGCCCAAAATCTCGCCGAAAGGCAGCGTCTCCAGCTCCGGGTAAAGGCTAAGCAAATCCTCGCGCATCTGCGCCAGCGTTTTGCCCTGACGCTGCGCCGCCAGCAGCCGGCTCTTAATCATCTCCAGCCAGCCATCAACCACCGGCTGCGCCACATCTTCAATCTGGTCTAATATATCGGTTAAGCCATGCTCATGCGCATCCGGCGCAGCAAAGCCCAATGCTCCGCCGGCGCCCATATCGCCAAAGCCGCCGCCGGCGGCGGCCGGCTGCTGCGCCGCGGCGATCAAATCAGCGTAAACTGTCTTATCCTCGGCATTCATCAGGTCAATTTCTTCACCAAAAATCTCTGAAAAATAAGCGCTCAAGCCTTGTTTCGGCCTGAAGCCTGCTGCCGCCAGCAATTTAGCATTTTCAATATCCTGCGCAATCCGCCCGGCGCGCGCGGTCTTATACTGCTCTTCCGCTGTCTGGTTTTTCGGGCGGGGGCGGAAAATGCTCGGCGCCGGCGCGCCCGGCATATTATAATCAATAATCCACTGGACTAATTGGCGGTTAAGGGTGGCTGAGAGCAAATCACTGTCCGCATCGGCAATCCCGTCCGACACTTCTAAATGCGTCTCTGTCGCCGCCCGGCTGCCTTCCCCGTCCAGGCTGGTGGTCAGCGTTTCGCCCAAAACGGCAATGCTGGTCTGCTGATCCCAATAATCGCACCAGTCGCCATAGCTCACTTTGCCATCACGGCTTGATTCAAGAAAGTCCACCTCACTTCCCAGCGGCACAACCAGCGCGCCTTTCTGCACCATATCGGCCAGATTATTCAAAAATCTGTCCTGCGCCTCGGGCGGCGTCCCCACCGGATATTTGCCCACCGGCGTGGGCGAGCCATATTTCTCCAAAAAATTCGCCCAGAAGCCCACACCCTCCCGCTTGAATAGGATATGCCAGAACAGCACCCGCCCCAGGCCGCGGCCATAAGGATCGGCTCCATCCTCATCATATCTATGCACAATAAATTTGCGGTCGGGCAGCGCCTCGCCTTCACCCGGATTGGCTGCAGTCAGCAGACGCGGATTGCCCTCAATATCAAAGACAAAGCGCCGCGGCGGATGGCGGTTAATCGCTTTTGGCAAAATCAGCCCATCCGCCACTTCCCACACAACCTCGCTTACCGCATAGCCGTAAAGCGTGGCGTCCAGCAGGCCTTTACAAGCCACATCAAAGGCAATGCGCTTTAAGGCCTTTTCCACCAGCTCAGCAGCTCGCGCCGCATCCTCATTGTCATCTTCTGCCGGCACTACCTGCCATTCCCGCGCAATCACTTTGTCTTTGCGCTTGTTCAGCACACTATAGGCATGGCCATCCTGCAAAATTTCGTCATAAAGGCGTATGCCTTTGCCGCCGCCTTTAACCAGCAGCGTATAATCAGTCGGGCGCAATATCTTGCTGAATTGCGGCATGAACATATCATTGCGGTTATTGGCCAGCGATCGGAACAAATCCGCGCTCATGCCCGGGCGCAATGCCGGCGCGGCAAAGCTTGCATTATGCTGTTTGCGGCCGGCATTGCGGCGGCGGTGTCTCTTGCTCATAACATATATCCGTCAAAAATATTGCCGCCGCCCCGGCGCGGCGCTGATTTTATTCCGCTCATGCCGGCTGCCCGGCCGGCCATGCGCATTCCGTTGCTAAACAGCATTTCCAGGCAGTCCGGCCCGTCATCATGATCGCCATCGGGCCACTGCGTCAGCTGCTCTATCAGCGTCCGCTGGCTTGAGTGGAATTTGATTGCTCCCATCACCACATGCGGCTGCAGGCTCTCAATCCGCAGCGCTTTGTCTGTATGGGGGATAATCGGCATTGCCGGCAGCACAATGCCGCGCGCTAAAGCCCGCTTCATCAGCTCTGTCCGCAAAAATTCCTGAAACTGCACACTCTCCACAAACCAGATCTGGCAGTGATACTGGCTCTGCATCGCCAATATATCCTCAATTATCCGGTCAGGCGTCCGCTTGCGGATACTCGCCTCCACCACATCCATCACCGGATAATCGCCGCTTTTATCCACTCCGCCAATCAATATGGCGCTTGGGTCGCGCGCTTTGCCCTTTTTCCCCAGACTCGGGTCAACCGCGCCAAACATCAGCCGGTCGGGCTTTACCTGCGCCCAATAAGTCAGGTCTTCCAAACGGAAAACCGCATTTTCCGCGCTTGGCTCACCCTGCTGCTCGCTGGCAAATGCGCCCGGGTCTTCGGCCCGCTGCCGCATTAAATTCTCCAGGCTCTGCATGGCCGGCCAGTTCAGCACCGCGCCTTTATCCATCTCTTTTTTGCGGGTGGTATAATATAAGTGGGCCGCCGCCGCTCCCTCATTGCGCAGCGCCTCATCCCATGCATCCCACAAATCCATATTGGCCGGCATTTCCATCAGCGCGCGATAGCGGGCGCAAGTCCAGCCCGGCCGCTTGGCATTGCGCAATATCACCGCATCATAATGCAGCACAGTGCCGATCTGGATCACATCTATGCTGTCATCGGCCGGGCCGACTTTAATCGCCGCCCGCATAATCCAATTCTCCAATTTGTCGCGCTGGTCAGGGCTGCGGACATTCTCATCATTTTCCAAATCGTCTAATATCAGCAGGTCAGGCCGATACGGCCCATGCCGGCGACCGCGCAATTTCTGCCCCGAACCCACACCGTCTATCCGGCAGTCATTTTTCAGGGTGATCGTCCCCTCGCGCCACAGCCGCCCTTTGCCCGATATTTCGGCAAAATCCATGCTCAAGCGCGGATTAGCCTCCATTTCCGCTTTAATTGCCTCAATCGCCAGCGCCGCCTGGCCATAACTGTCCATGGCGATAATAATGTAATGGCTATGGCCCAGTAAAGCCCGCCAGATCGGGTAAATCAGCGCCCCAAGAGTGGATTTTGCCGCTCCGCGCGGGGCGATAATCACTTGCCGCGCCCCGCCGCCCTCACACATAATCTCCGGCAGCCGCTCAAAGAGATAGCGGTGCAGCAGGCTCGGCGCAGCTTTCAAATAATGCGGGAAATAAGTCCGGGCAAAAAATTCAAAGCCTTGTTTGTCAGGTTTAAACGCCTTGGCTCGCCGCGCCTCGCGCGCCTTTGCGTCAAAATCAAAGCCGGCCACTTGCGCGTCAATCCGCGCCCGCATTTCACCGGCAAGCTTCTTCAGCATCTGCTCAAAATTCGGCCCGCGCAGTTTTTGGCTTAAAATCTTATCGCCCATCATAGACCTCGGCAATCTCCGTGCCAAACGGCTCTAATATCTCTAATATTTGCGGGGCAATATCCGGCCGCTTATTAAGGGCAAAATCCGATAGCCGCTGCAGCACATCATAGGCCACGCCCAATTCACTGATTTTTGGCGCCGCGCGGCCGGCCGCCGCCACAGTCTTATTAAATGCGTCAGAAACACTGGCCAGCAGTTTGACTTTCTCCGCTGCCGGCATGGCCTTATCTTCCTTCAGCGCATCCATCACAGTGCGGAACTGCACGGCGAATTCTTCCAGCGCGCCGCTGATCAAATCCGTATAGCCCTGTCCGCTGATCAGCCCCGCCGCCCGGGCTTTGTCCCAGTCATCACCGCCTTCTTTCGCCGCCGCCTTCCACCGCCGCAAAGTGGCTGCCGGCACTTTCAGCAGGGCCGCTACGGCCGGCAGACTCTGCCGGTTCAGGACATAATGGCTGCGCGCCTGTTTTTGCTTGTCTTTGCCGTGGGCCATCAGCCGCTCCTTAAAGCCGCAGGCGCGGTATGCGCACCCCGGGCATAAACCGCCGCCGCTCAATATGCTCCAGCCCGCGCGGCAATATGGCGGCAATCCGCCCATCACCCGATTTGGTCAGGCGGATAGCGGCATTTTCCGCCAGCCAGTCCAGCTGGCGGGCAATATAATCCATTGGCCGCCGGTGGCCGCGCTCATCCAGCGCCTCGGCCAGCATCTCATCGTTTAATTGCCCGTCCGGCATCAGCGCCAGCGTCTCCAGCACCGTCAGCCGCACCGCTTCATCCACTTTATGCGCCAATGCGCCCAGTTTAATTTCCATTTTTCGGGCCTCTCACACTATCCATCAGCATCGCTGTCATATTTTCCGCCATTTGTTTAATTGGCTCCATGCCGGCGCGCATCGCTTTCATATCGCCGGATATGCTGGCCATGCCCAGTTCCAGCCTATGCACTGCTTCGCGGTCGGGCAGGGCATCAACCCGCTGCTCCAAATGGTCAATTTTGGTTTCAAACTGCCCCAGCCGCTCGCGCATATCGCCCACATCTTTGGCCACTTTTTTGTGTCCGCTGGTGACCAGATTCCAAATTGCTGTCCCGGTGGAAAGGAAAAGGGCAATCAGCGCCACCCACATTTGCAATTCATTCAGGTTTAATACGGCGCTCATTTTGCCCTCAATCCTGTTTCAAACGCTGCCGCGGCAGCTTGCCGTCTGGCTTCACAGGCGCGCAGGGCCTGCCTATCGCGCAGCCAATATTGCACAGCCTGCCGCTCATTCACCCCATCGGCGGGCAGGCGCTGCGGCCGGGCGCAGGGCAGTTTTGCCGCCGGCGGCAGCTCCGGCATGATCAGCTGCTGCTTAATCATCGGCCTGCCGGTTAAGCAGCCTGACAGCGCCGCCGCCAAGCCGGCAGCCATCGCCGCGCTCTTTATCATTGCCCTCATTTTCCGCCTCTAATTCCCTTAGCTCATTCTCTAACGCCAATTGTTTTTCCAGCGCTGCGCTTTCTGCCCGGCGCGCCTGCGCCCGCGTTTCGTCCAGTTTTTTGGCCGTCTCGGCGTTTTGGCGGCCAATTTCTGCCTGCCAGCGCGCCGCCTCAGCCGTTTTGCCATTATGCCGCCCCGCGCCATAAAGCCCCGCCGCCGCGCCCAAAATAATCAGCCCGGCAAACAGGCTTTGCCTCGGCCGGCTCATCGCCGCAATCCGCCCAACCAGCCGGCCACCCCATCCACCACTGCGGATAAAGCCGCTTTAAAATTATCCAAACAAATGTCCAGGCGGTCATTGCGGCGCTCGGCATCCCCCGGATATTTTTTGTCCAGCCAATATGCCGCTGCGCTAAATATGCCGCCAATCAGCACCGGCGCCGCGGCCAGAACAGCGGCCAGCGCGCAGGCAAAACAAGTCAAGGCAACACAGGCAAGCCAGGCTGATGTATTCAAAAATTTCATTTTTCACTCTCCCTGTATCGGCTGCCATAAGCCTCTTCAGCTTCAGTTTCAGTCGCTTCGGCCGCCTTATTGGCGCGGTAATCTAATGCCCCAAATCCCCTGTGTATGCCCAGATTAACAGCGATTAAGGCCACCATGGAGGGGACAATAATATCAGCCAGTCTGTCCGCTTTGTCGCTGCCCAGCAGTCCGCCAATCACCAGTGCCAAAATCACTGTCCAGGCCAGAACAAAGCTGCTTTTCAGATAGAGAGCGGTAAAATTATAGCCGGGGCCGCTGCGCCGCCGGGATCGGGCGGCGGCTTTTTTGTGCTTGCTCATCGGCTCAAGCTCGCCTGCATTTCAGCCAGCGTCATCGGCGCGGGGGCAAACAGCGGCGCCGCCGTGGCCGGGCCGATAATGCCATCAGCTTTAAGCCCATTTGCTGTTTGCAGTTTTTTGACCGCCTCAACTGTATTCGCGCCATAAATGCCGTCCGCCGCGCCGGCCAGCAGCCCCAGCGCCTTAAGCTGCTTTTGCGCCGCCTGCACAGCCGGCCCTTTATCGCCGCGGCGCATCACTTCCGGCAGAGCAGCTTCTTCACTTGCGCCCAGCAGCTGCTTCGCCCGCGCCAGATATTGCGCCCGGCTTGGCCCGCCATTGGCTTTGCAGCTTTCGCGGCCGCAGTTAATAATATTGGTGACAGTAATAAGATCGTCCCGATCGGCGAATATATTTAAGCGCCGCGTCTGCCAATAAAATGCCGCGCTCATCAGCGCATCGGGGAATTTGGCCAGCAGCTCCGAATGCGCCACATAATTGCCGCGCTCAATCCCGCCCCGCGCCCATTTGTCATAAACGGCGTAATTCGCGCGCCCGGTTATCTGGATCAATCCCCGCCCTTTATAGCGGCGGCCATCACCCGGCTGCACATTGCCCAGATCGCGGCGTCCTTCATATGCCGCGCCGCTGGCATATTCCTCCACCGCGCAAAATCCATCTGATTCATGCCCTAATTGTGCCAAAAAATGCGCCTGCCGCAGCGGCGCGGTCAAATCCGCCGCCTCTTGCGCCTTGGCCCAATGCGCGGCAATCTGCGCGCAAATCTCGCTCTGGCGGGCCGCCCGCGCGCCGCTGACGCGCGGCGCCAGCTTCAGCAAAATTTCTTTGGTGATAGTATTGGTCATAGCTTTATCCCTTTAATCCGCAGGGATTATGCTATGCCGGCAAACAAAAAGGCACGGGCCTCCGGCCCATGCCTAGCGATTTCGCAGATAATCCTCTATATCCATTTGCCCCGGCGGCGGACGGGCCGCTTTGCCCCGGCGCGGCGCTGAACTGCCGCTTAATATCCGCCGCACCTGCCGCATGGATACGCCCAATGCCTGGGCGATTTCCTGCTGGCGCATATTTTGATCGCGCAGCTCCGCCGCCAGCGCGGCCTGCCCCTCATCACTATACAGGCTGCGGGGGATCTCAATATCCGCGCCGCCCGCCATGGCGCACAGCTTTTTGGCCGGTCTCTCTCCCAGCAAATAGAGCTGGCTGCCGCTCGTCAATTTTTTCGGAATATAAATCCTGCAGCTCGGCCAGTAATAAACGAGATTGCGCGCCGTGTCTATGCCGCAAATCTCGGCAATATCGCGCAGACTCGGGGCAATATAATCCGGCGGAATTTCCTCTCTGTGTTCATGCTGCATTTTTCAGCCCCTTCCGCTTTGCCCGCACCATCTGCCCCAGCCGGGCAATCTCATCATTCAGCTCATTGGCGGCGATTTTGGGCGCTTCATATATGCCCAGTTTGCGCCTTTGCGCCGCCAGCACCCGTCGCTGCCAGGCCTGCACCCGCTCGCGCCCCGGCCTGGCATCCACCGCCCAATCCACGCCCGCCTCGCGCGTCATAATGCTTTTCAGCCCTTCCACCACCTTTGCCGCCAGCGCCCCATCCGTCAGAAACTGCGTATGCTCCAGCCCGGTCTGACGCTTGGCAAAGGCAATCAGCGCTTTATCATCGCGGTTATGCACTGCGCCAAGGTGATAAGCGTCAAGCCACAGCGCCCGCAGCAGGCCGGCATATTTGCCGCTCACAGTCACCGCGCGCGAGCGGGGGGCCGGCTTATCCAGCCCCGGCAGGCGGCGCAGCGCCAGTATCACTTTTTTTGCCTGCTCCCGGCTCATCTGGGCGCAGCTTTCACAGCCGCAAACCCGCTTCATAAAGGCCCGGCGCGTATCCTCATCCATGCCCGCGCGCTTGGCATCAGCATGGATCGCCGCAATTTGTTTATTCAGCGCTTTCATTTTTTGTCTTCCCTGCCTTTGCCGCAATATAAGCGGCTATTATCTTTTCTGTTCGTTCAGCCGGCTGCCGGCCCGGCAATACAGGATTTAGCCGGGGAGTTTTGTCCGGATTGCCTTTTGCAGCCGCGCGCCAAAACGATCGCCTCATCGGGCCGCCGCGCGTGAAAGCCTTTAATCAGCACTTCGCCGCGCGGCAAAACCCATGCCCGGTTAAGTCGCGTCAGCGCGCTCATTATTCCTCCTTCACAAACATCAGCCACCAAAACGGGTATTTTATTTTGCCGCAATGGCCGATAACCGGTTTTTCCGGGGTCAAAGCCAGCACCTGCGCCAGCTTCACTTCCTTTTCCGACCACTTAAATATCAGCGTCCCGCCGGGGGCCAAAACGCGGAAACACTCAGCAAATCCGGCGCGTAAATCCTCCTGCCAAGTATCGCGAGAGAGCCGGCCATATTTTTGGGCCAGCCAGCTTTTTGCCCCGGCGCTCAGCAAATGCGGCGGGTCAAAGACCACGGCGCGGAAACACCCGTCACCAAATGGCAGCGCCCGAAAATCCATCTGCGTATCCGGCGCAATGGCAAGCATCCGCCCATCGCACAGCACCATCTCCTCGCGCCGAATATCGCCAAACCAGACGCGCGGATCAGCCTTGTCAAAATAAAAGCTTTTGCCGCCGCAGCATGGGTCAAGCACCTGCTTAATCTGGCTCATCACAGTTCTCCGCGCTGCATCTTGTTAAGCAAGTCCGGGCAAAAATCCCGGCACTCACGGCAAGTGTCAAGGCCGGCATCATGCATCATGCGCGCGCTCTCCATCATCAGATCATTGATCAGGCCGATATTTTCAGGGGTTTTTTTGACCGCATCAAAGGCCCGGGCGAATTGCTCTTTACTCATCATTTTTTGTCTCCTCTGCGCGGTCAAATGCGGCGCTCACCGCGTCCAGCCCGGCCTCTGTTTCCAGCCAGGCATCAATCGCTTGTGTCTCAGCCGGGCGGTGATAGGCCTCATCGGCATAATCCCAGCCGCCGGCCACCGGATAGCTGTCTTCATCGCTGCCCTCAATTTCTATAGAGGCGGTGATTTCCGCTCCGGTCATGCCGTCCGCATCAGGCGTTTTAAGCTTCACTTCCATTTTTCCATTCCTTAAAATCCGCATCGCCCAATGCAGCCACATGCTCCCGGCTTATCGCTGACAGCTCATCAAATTCGGCTTTACTGGCTGCCCGTGTTTTGCCTGCGGCAATGCCGGAGGCAGTAAAAACCAGCTCAATACTGGCTAAAAATGCGCCGTAAAATGCGCTTTGAGGCAGCTCATGCAATTTGTCAGCGCATTCATTGGCGGCAGCGCTAATGGCATTTGTTATTATTGCGCTGATAATTGCCGCCTTTGTCTCTGCTTCCCGGGCCTCTTGCTCCAGTTCCCGGCTGATATGCTTCAGCAGGTCAGATAATTCTTCCGGCAGCTCAATGTGTTTACTCATTTTCTGCTCCTTGAATCAGCTTTTGGCTATATCAATGGTGATGGCTTCCCACTGGCTATCCAGATTTTTGCGCTTATAAAACCGCACATACTGCTTTGAATAGACCACCCGCATTGCGTCTTTAATGGCGCGCATGGCGTCCTGCCAGCGCGGATCAGAGAGCTCCAGCCGCAGCAGGCTAAGCACCGCCCCGCGGTTAATCTTGCCCGCTTTATCGGTGTTAAAAGCCCTGGCAATCACCGCCCGCAAATTGCTGTTTGCCCCTTCCGACCATTCGGCCAGGCATTCATCCACCAGATCTTTGGCCACTTGCAGCTGCGGGCCAAAATCAATATTATCCTGCACCTGCACCAGGATTTTCAGCAGGCCGTCATGCGACAAATAAGAGCGATTGCCCTTCCGTCCGCCTTTGGCCACTTTATATTCCTGCCGCAAAAGCTCATCAAAGCCGTCTAAATCGGCGATTGTATGTTCCCGGAAGCGGGCGACTTGGGCGCTCAAATCCTCAGCGAAAAAGAATATTTTGCGCACCTGCTCATCCTGCAGCAGATCCGCCGTATTCATTGCCTCAATCGGCGTCAAAGTGCCGAGGGCGTCAGCCATATAGACTTTGTCGCCAAGCTCTTTTTTGCCGGCGTTTTTGGCCGCGCCGACCGCCGCCGCATAATAGGCCGCTACAGCCGCATCGCGCTGAGCTTTTAATTCCGCAATATCCATCATTTTCCTGTCCTTTTTGCCGTCCAGCCCTGTGTTTTAAGAGCCGGAATTCCATAACTCACCGCCTCATCACGGGCGGAATCATATTCAAATTTCAGGTGCGCCGCCGATTTGCCAAAATAAGCCCGCAAAGCGGCTTCGGCATTTTCGGCTTCCTGCGTTTCGCGGTTTTTCTCCCGCCGCCGGCCTTGCTCATCCGTGAAAAACCAGATGATTTTATATTGCGCCATATCAGCACCCTTTCCGTTTTTCACCGGCGGGGAACGGCACCACATTTTCAGCGCGCTTAATCGTCCTGATCTGCGCCGGGCGCGCTTCTGTCCCGGCCTTTCCCTGCAGCTCATCCAGCTCGCGCGCCGCCCGCTCCAGCGCCGCTGCCTGGCGGGCAGCCGCCGAGAGCCTGTCGCAAAGCCCTCTCACTTCCTGCGCCGATAAATAAATTCCCTCTATCTCCCCTTGCACCATCGTTGCGCGCATCCCGGCGAGGAAATCCGACACCATAAGCGGCTCTTTATGCGCCATTTTCACCATTCTCAGTCTCCTGTTCCGGCTCTGCGCGCGGGTTAAATCTGCAATTTTGGCAGGCCTGCCAATGTTTCACCTCATCGCGGCTGCTGGTCGGGCAGCGGCGGTCATAATATTGCCTGCATTCCGCCGCCGATATTTCCCGGCCCAAATAGGGGCAGATCCGCCGGGCGCAAAATTTCTCGCGGATTGCCCGGCGCAAATTCAGCGTCCCGCCTTTATATTTGCCGGCCAGCGCCGCGCTGACTGACGGGCGGCTGTAGCCAAGCTGCTCTGCCGCCGCCTTTATGCTGCCCAGCTTTTGTGCCGCCGCCGCCAGCAATTCCCGCGTTTCCGCATCTAATTGCTCATATGCTTTTGCCTTAGCCATTGCGCTCTGCCAGCCTCCCTTTGCTCCATAATGGGGCCAGCGGCCCGGTGTCCTTAATCAGGCGATAAACGGTCAGCCCGGCTAAGATTTTGGTTTCGCCGCCGCGCTTTGCCTGCGCCATCACATAGCCGCCATCGCGCAGCTGCTTAATGTAAGTCATTAACTGCGAGGTCTTGGGCGACTGCCCTTTTTTACACGCCAAGATTGCAATATCGGCTGAGGTAAAACGCTTCAGCCGCCGCATGGCCGCCCATGCCCGCCGCTCAAAACTGTCTTTTTTCTCCCCATGGATTGCCGGCAGCGGCGCTTTAATCGCCGGCTCCAGCGCCGCCCGGCATTGCGCTCCGATTGAATAGCGGCCGTCTTCCGCCCGGCAGATCCAGCCGCACAGCAGCAAATCTTTGGCCGCCGCCGCCACTTGCCCGCTATCCAGCGCCAGCCCGGCGCGCAGCGCGTCCAGCGTATTATGGCCGGCGGCAATGCCGCCCAATACGGCCAAATGCGTCTCAATCTGCTCCATTTCACACCTCCGGCACAATAAAGGCAGCGCCTGTCTTGCGGTTATTCATCAGCGTCCGTCCGGCCATATCCGCCAGCCGCATCGGTGATTCCGCCGTATATTCCCCGCGCTTGCCCGCCCGCTCAATATTGGCAATCGCCTCTTTAATCTCGCGGTTATAGCCGTCCGTCATTTCACAGACATAATCAGCCAGGTCGTCCCCCACCGGCACATCGCAAATCTCGGCCATAAATTGCCGCACATCAGCCTTGCTCGCCCGCTCAAACCGCACATATTGCGCTATGCGGCTGGCAATCTGCGGCAGTGCCGCCAGATTGTCGCGGATCCGCCCCATGCCAACCAGGATAAAAATCAAATCGCCCATATCGCTGAAATCACGGATACTCTCCATAATCCGCCGCGAGCCGCTAATATGGTCGGCTTCGTCAATAATCACCGCAAAGCTCTTTTTTTGTTTGGCCATATCGCTCTGGCGGCTCAGCATAGCTTCCATGCTCTGCTCAAACCGGCGGGCATAGCTATGCTCCGGCCGCACGCGGAATTCGCTCAGCAAATCATCCAGCATCCAGCCCGGCGTCCATTCTTTTTTTGCCCGCAGGTAAATACAGCCATGCTGCACCGCCCAGCGGTTAAGCGTGGTCGTTTTGCCTAAGCCCGGCTCGCCATCCACCACCATCAGGCAGGCTTCCTGCGCGCCGCGCCGCTCCAGCGCCGTCAGCGCGCCGGCAAAGCGGCGGGCATTTTCCGTCTCGACAAATTGGTTCTTCATGCTTATATTCCCCAAATTGGTCTCAAGCAGCGGCTGATTTAGCCAGGTTGCTAAGCGCGGCTAAATCAATGCCCGCCTGCTTGAGGCGCTCTTGCATGGCAAAGGTCGCCAGCAAATCTTCTTTAATATTCGCCCGGTCTTGGGCGGTGATTCTGTCCGGGTTGGCCAGCAGCCATGCGGCATAATCCAAATCCCCCTCAAAGCGCGGCCGCCGGTTCGGGTCTGCCGGTTTTTGCGGCGGTGTTTTGGCCGGCGCCGGCGCTTTAATTGCCGCCGGCGGCATGGCGATTTGCGGCATTGGCCGCGATGTCAGCGCCTCAATCACCATTTGCCGCAGCTCCGCATCCGCCTCATCCACTTTTTTGCCCAGCCGCGCGCGGCGGCCTTTATGCCTCTTTTCCATCGCCTTTTCGCTGGCGGATAACGGCACCATCCGGCTCTTATGCCCGGCAAATATCGCTTTGCCTATCAGCGCCCCCGGCTTGCGCTCGCCATCTGTCAGGCTGATCTCGCGGCAGATAATGCTCTCCGCATCAGTCGGGCTGTAAGCCGCAATCACCTCAAGCCCGTGATAGCGCTCCAGCTCCCGGGCGTAATATTGGTTGCCAAACAGCTCCACCACGCCGCGCCGCGTCTGCCGCACCTCCCACACCAGGCGCAATTCCGCCAGCTCAGCCGCACTCACCACATCGGGCGTCCAGCCGGCTCGCAAAGCCGCCGCCCAGGCTTCATTCGGGCTTTGGTGCCGCTTTTTGCCGTCCGCATCAGTGATCTGCTCTAATGCGCGGTGCGGCCGGTCATTATAGCGCGCCACCATATCCTCGCAGGCGGCGCAAAATGCCGCCCAGCTCGGCAGGCTGGCCGATATGCCGCTTTGCGCCAGCTCGCGCCGCGTGGTCTTATGCATCAGGCTTGCCGCTTCTCTGTCCATATCCCGCCCCATATAAGTGCCAAATTCCCGCGCCAGCTCCGTCCAATGCCGGTTAAACCGCTCAATCACCCCCTTGGCCTGGCTGTTATAGGGCAGCGCGTGCATCGGCGTGATCGAGAGCCGCGCCAGCAATCCGGTCAAACTGTCTTCCATCGCCGCATTGCGGTATCCCGGGCCATTATCTGTGTAAAATATCGCCGGTATGCCGGCCCGGCTCACCGCCATCAGCAGCGCATCCGCCACCGCATTGGCGCTCTCATCCAGCGCCGCGCTCCAGCCCACCACTTTGCGCGTTTTTGCAAGCTCGGCCGGCAGCATGGTGCTGACATCGCGGCTCACATAGCTCTTCATCGCCTTCAGCTCCTTCGGCCCCAGCCGCCCGCGCTCGCGGGCAATCATTGGCATTTTATTCAGCGCCCGGCGCACTTGCCCCGGGCTTGGCAGCTGCGCCTGCGGCTGCTCTCTCTGCCAGTTCTCCAGCGCCGCCATCAGGCTGGGCTTGGTCGGCCGGCCATAATACTGCATAAAGTCCCGCATCCAGCCGGCAGCCGGCTCTTTGCCTTTCCGCCGCGGCGCCAGCGCCGCCACGCCGCCCCGGCGGTGCCGCGCCACCCAGCGCAGCAAGCTCCGCAGCCCCGGCGCCTGCTCACTTTTGCGGCTGCGGTCATTCGCCTTGGCCGCCATCCGGGCCAGCTGCTCCGGCGCATTGCCGGCGGCAAGGTCAGCCAGCAGCTGCGCTGCGGCGGCAGAGGGCGTTGTGTCGCCCAGCAGCGCCTCGCGCTCTATCAGATCCACCAGCACCAGCCTGGCCTCCATCACCTCGCGCTGCCGCGCCGTCAAATCCGCCGTGCTTATCGGCGCGGCTACCGCCACCGCTTTGCCCTGCGCCACCGCCGGCAGCTTTGCGCCATCCTCAGCGGCTGCGGCTTCTGCCGCGCCGGCCTCTAAATATTCGCGCTTCAGCGCCGCCTGCAGCGCCTCCGGCAGCAGGCTCAGGTGATATTCATAACCGCCGCCGCCCTCGCGTCCGGCCCGCGGCCTTGCCAGCTCCGACTGCCGCCAGCCCTCGCGGATCGCCAGCCGTGTTATTCCCCGGCGATAGGCGGGAACACTTTTCACATTCAGCCTAGCTGCCGCTTCTGCTATTTCCGCATCCGTCAGATATTCCTGCAATCCGATCATTTCTGACGCCTCTATCCGGCTGCTTTTTGCTTTTCATTAACCACTGCCGCATTTCTGCCCGCCGCGTCAGAATTTCCGCTTGCCAAAAATCGGCG